TTGGCCTCGAACTCGTTTGCCATCACGCAGGCGTTGCTTTGGATGATCCGCTTCTTCTTCTTTGCGGTAGAAGAGGAGACAAACTCGTTGAACCGAAGGACCGAGTGGTTGTTCTTCATTCTCGCCGAGGACAGCTCGTTCCAGGAGACGATCATCCGGTCCTCGATCTCCTTGAAGGAGAAGATCTTGGAGATACTCTTGCTGAGGTACTTCTGGGTGTAGGAGCCAGGATCCTCGTTTACTTTCAGTGGGTCGTACTCTTTGGACCACGCTTCGGATGACTCGAAAGTGAACCCTTCTTTAGGGGACTCGTTTCCATTCGGGCCTTTACCGGCCTCTTGACGATTCTTTTCTTCTTCTTCGGTTTCGCCTTTGTCCGATTCGTCGTTTAAGCCGGAAGACTCGGACTCTCCTCGATCCGTGCCGGATTTTTCGGCTTTTTGTTCCGGTTTTTGATCGTCCTGAGAGTCATCTGGAGACCGCTCCTTTGAGCGGTCGGAACCCGGCTTGAACTCAGTTTCGGCTTTCTTGTCACCTTGACCAGATTCCTCCTGATTCGAGTCGTTTCCTTTATTCTTCTTCGTCTCCTCAGAGAACTTGTCTACGTACTCCTTACACAGCACCACGACGTCTTCCGGTGAGTCTAGAAGCCGCACCTTATTCAGGAACTTGGTCTCCTTTTCAGAAAAGTCGACGTCTATGGAGTCGCCGATCTTGCACTTCAGGTTGATCCGATCCAAAAAGGACAACTGGTTGACGTCAACTCGGCGCTTCAACAACCCAAAGAAGTCGAACTCCTCGTTGAGTCTCTTGTACCCGCGCGAGAACATCGGGGTGATACCGACGTAGTCTTTCTTGATCTTGTTCTCGATCCTGGCGTCCTCGAGGATCGCGACCAAGGCTTCTCCGTAGACGTCCATCAGCATGAACATCTCGGTTGGGGTGTAGAGGGCGTGAGAGACCTCGTGAGCGGAAAAGATGGACATCACGTCACGATCCAGCCCGATGAAACGGGTCGGAAAGACGATCTTACGGTTGACTATTTCGCAGTGGGCGGTGGAGCAGTCCTTGAACTCCACGTCTATGTTTTCTTTTGCCATCAGCTTGGTCATGGCGGTGGCCAGCTCGACGTCGAAAACTTTCATCTTGAGAGCTCGCTTGAGTTGATCCGATGGTGCTATGGTACCTCAAGTCGTGGAGCTTGTAAACGGTTTCTTCACCGTCCGACCATAAAATTTGTAAATCCTTACCATAGGATCGGTAAATACTAGGCCAGGACCTCGTCGATCCTGGAGAAGTTCTTGACCTTGGAGACCACCAGCTTCTTGACGAACTCGATATTGTTCTGGACCTCGTCGGAGTGAGAGATCACGAAAATTGTGTTCTTGGACGTCTCGCTCTCGTTGACCAGGATCTCGACGAGTTTCTCCACTCCGGTCTTGTCAAGCACCGAGGAGAAGACTTCATCCAGGAACAGAAGGTTGCAGGAGGTCGAGTTCTTCAGCCTGGAGATCTGACGCCAGGTGAAGAGGATGGCGAGATTCAGCCTGGCCTTCTCTCCCTCCGAGAACGAGCCGTACGTGAAGCTGTCCCTGTGCCTGGACTTTATGACCTCGTTGAAGTTCTCGTCCAGGTAGAACGAGACGAAGAAGTCCATGGCCGCCAGGTACTTGTTGATCAGGGTGTTGATGATCGGAAGGTACTTCTTGATCATAACGCCCTTCATCCCGGTGTCCTTAAGCATCTCCTGGCAGGAGATCAGGTAGGTCAGGTTCTCCTGCTCGTAGGCCCTCTCCTCCTCCAGCCGAATCAGTCCGGAGTAGATGTCCTCCTCGCTCTCAGTCATGCTGGGTGGGTTCTCGTACTTCTTGAGTGTCCTCTCCAGGTCCAGGTTATCCGACTCCAACGAGGAGACGGTGAACATGTTTGACTGGTACTGAGAATCCAGCTCGTCCCGTTCGCTCCTGTACCTACGGATAACCTCCAGCTCCTCGTCGATGACCGACTTCAGCTCGTCTACGAAGTCCACGGTCTCCTGGATGTCCCTTATCCGTTTCCTTTCGTTCTCCTTTCCAACGGCGCGAACGCCCTCGTCTATGGTCTGGTCGCAGGTGGGACACCGGTCAGTGTTCTCGAAGAACTCCAGCCTTTTCTGGATGTCGCTGGAGTTGATCTTGACGAAGGTCTTCTTCTTCTCGTAGAGCTCCAGCCTCTTGGTGTGTGTCCTCTCCCTCTCGATGAGCTCGTTCGTCAGGGCCTTGGTCTTCTCGTTTATCTCCAGGATCCTCACGGCCGCCTGCCGGATCAGGTCCCTGTTCCTTTCGATCTTCTCCTCGATCTCCCTACGGTGTCTGGCGGTCTCGTCGCGCAGGATGTTCTGGTACTCCCTGTGCTGCTTGAGCTTCTCCTTCTGGATCACGATCGACGAAGCCAGTTCCCTCAGTCGCTCCTTGTTGTCGTCTAGGCGGTTCTTCAGGACCTGGCGCATCTTGGAGAAGATCGAGATGTTCAGTAAGTCCTCAACCACCTCGCGCCTGGATCCGGCCGGAAGCTGCATGAATGGAACGAAGGACGTGGACGACAGGATGATCGTCTGGTAGAATGTCCGGTAATTCAGGTTAAGCACCTCGTTCTCCAGGTACTTCTGGTAGTCCCTGGACGACGAGTCCTGATTCACGAGTACCCCGTCCCTATAGATCTCGAACACGGTCGGCCTGATCCCTCGTCTCAGGACGTAGTCCGAGGATCCCTTGCGGAACTCGATGACGATCTCCAGCTCCTTGCGGTTGATGGTGTTTATTAGCTGGTTCTTGTTCCCCCTGTCGGACTTATTGAACAGGCCGAAAGCCAGAGCCGAAGCGAGAGAAGATTTTCCCAACCCGTTCGCTCCCGAGATAAGCGTGATCCCTCGGGAGTCCAGGTCGATCTCCGTGAAGGAGTTTCCATAGGACATGAAGTTCCTGAACCGTATTTTCTTGAATATGATCATGAGCTTTCAATTCACTTCCAGCAGTTCGGCTTCCCTGAAGATCGAGTTCATCAGGGTCTTCATCCGCGACTTGTCCAGCGACGTCTCCTCGATCCCGTCCACGTAGCTCCCGATGAAGGTCAGGATGTCCTCGGAAGCGGTCTGGACCTCCTCTTCGTTCAGCAGGCTCACTGAGGAGTTGGTGAAGTCTCCGTAGGTCGTGGAGTCGGTCACGCTGACGTCGAGTGGTTCGGATCTCTCCACCTCCTCGACGAACCGATCGAACTCGTACGAGTTGGGTTTCTCCTCAATCACGATCTTCACGAACCTGTTCCGATAATCCTCAGGATCGGTGAACCTGGTCCTGGAGTCGTACTTGACCCTCTTGTAGATCTTGATCGGGTTGGGAACCTCGGTGAGCTCGTGCGTCTCCAGGTTCAGCACGTGGAAGTACTTCTGGTCGTCGCAGTCACCCCAGGTGAACTCCATCTGTGAACCCAGGTACGATACGTTTCCCTTCTTCGACTTGGTGTGGTAGTGTCCGGTCAGGACCATCTTGAACTTATTGAAGATCCCCGACTCCATACCAGAGTGAGCCGGTATCCCCCTGTAGACGTCGAAGCCAGACAGCTCCAGGTGTCCTATCAGGATGTTGGCCTTGGATCTCTTGATCGCCTCCAGGGCTTCCTGCCGGTTCTCCTGGTTGATCCAGGGCAGCCAGAGGATCCTGGTCTTCCCGTTGTACCGTATCTCGGTGGGATCCATTAGGATCGAGACGTTCTCGGTGTAGTATCCAAGAAGCTCCTTGAGCGAGCACACCCGGTTCGTGTCGTTGAACCTGGTGTCATGGTTCCCTGGGATGATGGTCATGTGGATACCGTTCTCGACCAGAGGCTCCAGGAACATCTTTCGATTCGCGTGAAGGGCCTTGAGGTCTATGGTCTTGCGGTTATCGAAGAAGTCCCCTCCATGAAAGATCCTCTTGATACCGTTCTCGGCCAGGTAGGGAAAAAAGACCTCCGAGTAGAACCGCCTTTGGTAGTCGATGAATACCTGAGAGGATCCCCTAACCCCCGAGTGTGTGTCCGAAATTATCGCCGCTAGGTTTTCATTGGTCTGCATAGTTCTGATACTGTATGGCGCACTCTATGAACGAGGAAGACGTGTGATCACTCACCTGGTTGTTCTGCGGATCGGGTACTATGAAGTCCTCTATGTCGTAATTCATGTTCATGTACCTCTGTCGGATCTCTATCTGTCTGTTCTCCTTCTTTATCCGCCTTACGAACGCATAGTAAACTATCTTTGAGAAGTAGTAGAAGGCGTTTGGACTCGACGTTCTGGTTATCGTGTCGATATCGTAGTTGGACACGTACCGTAAGCAGCTCTCTATCCCGTCGGAGATCATCTCGTCCTTCCAGGTGTACCTGTTGAACTTGTTTAACTTAGCCATACCCTCCGCTATCCTCATGAAGCACTCTCCGATGTAGTTAGAGATCATGGGGATTGGCAGGTCGTTGGCTTCCGCGGACTTTCTTCTTACGACGTATTCATGTATCGCGCTCGAAAATTTCTGGTTATCTATATAGTACGACATAAATTGACTATGTTGGTTAGTGTACGAACTTGTTCATCTCTCTGAACTTATTGGTGTAATATTCCTCGAGGTCCTTGGACGAGCTGACCTGACTCGCCCTGACGTCCTCGTTGATCAGCGTTGTCCGCATCTCTTCCCGACCCTCCTCCGTTTTCGAATCTACCGGATCCTCGAATATGCTCTTGGAAACCCTGACGTAGAAATCACGGTAAGACTTTGTGGGGTTGGCCATCGAGATGACGTGGTGCTTGTACAGGTAAACGATGTATTTCACGTCGCTGTTCTGGAACCAAGGCAGCAACGAGGTCTCGGTGCACACGACGCCTTCTTCCTCCTCCTGGATGTGGTAGTAGACCTTACACGGCACGAAGACCTCTATCCTGTAGTCGTCCTCGCTCACGAGAGCCGCGATGATGTCTTCGCCGTTGGTCAGCTTTATGAACCGAATGTTGTTGAGATCGATCTCGATATCCTGGATCTCCTTGGGAGGTTGTTTCTTTTTGGTAGTCATGTCGGCTACCGCTCGGTGAAATTTATCTCTTTGATCGAGTACTTGAACTTCTCTTCCGTATAGTACTCGATCCTCTTTAACGCGTGGGTCATCGTGTAGTTCCTTCTTGAGCGCCAGGACAGGTTGTCGACTATGTCGTAGAGCCTGGCTTCCAGCTTGGTGTTCGAAACCCTGAGAGCTCGACCTATCGACTGGATCACTCGAACCTGGCTCTTGGTGGAGAAGGCGAACACGACGTTGTTCAGGTTGACTATATTCACCCCAGTGGACAACACCGGACTGGACCCGCAGATGATAGCGTTCCTCTCCTTCTCGACGATCTCCCGCATCCTCTCTCGGTCCTCGACCGGAGAGGCCCCCGAGATGAAGAAGATCTTCCTGTCCGCGTCGGTCTCTTCGGACCTAAGCTCGTTGAGCTTTTTGAAAATCTGCTTCCCGTGTTTCTCTATGAACTGGAACAGGATGAGGGTGTTTCCGGACAGGCCCAGAGCCAGCCTGGAGATGTACTCGGTCCTCTTGTCCACCGACAGGATGAAGTCGATCTCCTTCCTGTAGTCGAACTTAGCCTTACTGAACGCCCTCCTGGTCTCGTCCGAGTACTTCAGAACGTGACACTCTATGGACAGGTCGGCGAGCTCCTTCCTCTCCTGTAGCTCGTGTGTGTATATGGTCCTGTAGACTCCGCCTAGCAGTCCCCTAAGCTGCATCTCGGATGTCTTGGAGTCCTTGAGTGTTCCGGTGAAACCGAACCGGTGATCAGACGTCACGGTGTTCTCCAGTATCCTGGTGATGGACGCGGCCTCACCCAGGTGGCACTCGTCCAGACAGACCATCCCGAACGGATCCAGGAACTTCCGGAAAGCGCCGTCCTCACCGGCGGTCCTCCTACCCCTCTGGTCGAGGGCTATGACGCTCTGCCAGGTCGATATGACGATGGGTGACTTCTTGTGGTCGATGTTCTCCTTCTCCTGACCGGAGTACACCTGGTGGACGAACGATTCCGGCAGGCCGCCCTTGGAGTAGGCATGGAAGTCCTTGGCCATCTGGGACACCAACGAGATGGTCGGAACTATGACTAGAACCGGCCTCCGGTGCTTCTGGATGTACCACAGTGATAGGTAGTATATGAGCGCGCTTTTTCCGGATCCCGTGGGCGAGATGATTATGCTTCTTCTGTTTGAAATCGCGTGAACCACAGCGTTCATCTGGTAGTCCCTGAGATGTCCGTAAACGAACGGTATGGAGTCAAGTACCGCCACGTCGGTCTCGTCCGGTTCCCTGGGTACGAGCTCTTGCCTGAACTCCTGGTCGATGAACTCGATCCTGTAGTCGTGGTCGTCACAGAAGTTGAAGAAGTCCCAGAACAACCCTATCGGTAGCCTGGAGGTCCTGACGTCGTACACGTAGAGACGACCGTCCCAGATCTTGGCCTTGACCTTTGGGTGCCACTTGTAGTTGGGTACGTAGAAAGAGAAGTACTCACGCAGCTCCATCCTTATTCCAGCGTCGTCGGTTTCGACCTGGAAAAAGACTTCGTTGAGCTTGAATATTCTCAATTTTTCCATTTTTTATTCATTAAGAATCAATATGTTCTAACACCCCATTTTCACAAAATGCATTTTTTATCATTTTAGATGGTTCCCCATTGCGTTAAAAATGCATTTCTTCTAATCTGTCTACAAGTATTTAAATTATAACTTAAAAACCTGCCTGAAATTTCTTGAAGTCGATGGCGTTCTTGATGACCTGGTGTCTCCACTTCACGTTGTCCAGCATGTCCTTGATCGCGTCGACTTTCTGCTTGGTCCGGTCGATCTCCATCTGAGCCCTGAGGAGCACCTCGTCGGTTTTTAGGTAGTGGTCTCGCTGCGACTTGGTCTTGACCAGCCTACCGTCGTACGGGTCGTAGTCCCAACCCAGTTCGTCCATCTCCGACCTGGACATGTTACCGTCGTACCAGGACGTCCTCTTCTTCAGGAGAACCGCGTACAGGTACTCCTGCTCTCGAAGCGAGTCCTTGGTCAAGTCAAGCAGGTAGAGGTACTTCGAGTGCAGGCTCGGGATGCTCATCGAGGCCTGATCCAGCCTGGAGTCGTCGATCTCACAGTCCCTCTTCCACTCGGCGTGCAGGGTCTCAAACGAAGACGGTAGCGCCATGGCTTCACTCCTCTCTCATGAAAAAAAGTTGCTTTTGGATGAAAAAAGTCCTTTACATTCTCTAAGAAACGTGGTAGAATAATTTTGTTGCTCCAGGGGGTACATATATCTATAGAGCGCTTCTACCTAAACTGGTAGTAGTCTATCGAGAAGGAGACGTCGGCGAACAGGAACTGTGTGTCGGAATTCGTCGTGTTGAACTCAACCGACGACAGAGACATCGGAAATCCCCCTATGAACTGGATCCTCTTGTTCATGTTGTTGTTATTATTGTATATCAAAAGTGACATGTCCTTCTTCATGGCCGGTTGAGAATCGGTCTGAACCGCGGTAAGCATCCACTCGTAGATCTTCACGTAGTTGTCCATGTTCTCGTCAACGATGAACCTGACGTCCAGAGGATCGAACTCGATGTTGCTTCCGGTGAGGTTGGAGTTGAACTGTCGCCACGGTACCTCTTGTGACGAGATCTTAACCCCTGGGATAGGAGCAGTCTGACAGTGGTACGAGACTGACTCGAAATCGGGTGTGTCTATGACCAGTATGAACCTTGAAGGAGACAGGAAGTTGGACTCTAGGATGGTGCTCGTGAGCATCTGGAAACCTCTATTCTTAAAACTAGTGTCAACTACTGCTGGTCTAAAGAACCAGCAGCTTGTTTGCTCCTCTGATTAACACTAGAAACGTCTAGTGATCTCTCGATTTTATTAATCAGTTTCTGCAAAACCGATGGGACTTTGGTAGCTGCGCTATTTTGGTCCCAATTCCCATGTTGCGTGGGAATAGTACCATAAAGATCTTCTTGACCTTTATACTTGATGTTAACAGCAGCATTGATATCACGGTCATGATTGGTACCACAACTAGGACATGTCCATTCGCGGATATCTAGATTCATGGAATCTAGTTTATGTCCACAAGACGAACAGGTTTTAGAAGACGGATACCAACCGTCTATTTTGTAAAAGGTCTTTCCATACCAATTACACTTGTACTCGATCATGTTTGCCAATGAACTCCAACTAGATTCATGAATAGATCTGGACAATTTTCTGTTCTTAATCATGCCAGCTACATTCAAGTCTTCCATATAGATAGCGTCGTATTCAGTTACCAGCCAATTACTAACATTATGAAAAACGTCGTTCTTAACATTGGTAATTTTTTCGTACTTTTTAGCTACCTTGATTCGTTGTTGTTCAAAGTTATTGGACCCTTTTGTTTTTCGAGCTAGAATCTTTTGCTGCTGTTTCAATAACCGATTG